TTTGGTGGCCATTTGAATGAATGTCCTGGTTCAGTGGTTCAGTGGTTCAGTGGTTCAGTGGTTCATATCGGAGCCGGAACGCGCTTCTTCATTGATCTTGCGCACCATGACCGCCTCGATTGCGGGCAATAGCTCTGCCATTGCTTTTGGTGGCACACCAAGTGCTGTACCCAGTTGTAGGGCTGCCCCCAGGTCCCAGCCGATGACGGATGTACCAGCAATGCGCAGCTGCCCGCTGAGGCGCTGGACCAGATCCCAGACCTGCCAGCCCTCATAGGTCAGCGGTGCGTTGAGGGCTTGCGGGCAGTCCGGGCACGTGCGCGTGCAGGCTTTGCAGTAGGTGCCGCCCCCGCCGAACTCCCAGTCGGCAAGGGCGGTGAGACGTTTTTTTCTGCATCCAACAAAAAGCCGGAATTGACATATTTGGTCTGGAAGGCCTCGAAGAGCGGCCACACCTCAAGAAGGGCGTCGACGCCTTCGGGTGTGACCGATACGGGTTTACCTTCTGCGTCCCCGATGCCGTCCCAATCCGTGATGGCGATCCGTGCCACGGCTTTGGCCATGACAAGCGCCAAATCGTCGTTGTTCAGCGCGTCGATCTGGTCGCCGAGCGCCGCAACCCGGGGGTCACGCCGTGCGGCGATCATCACGGCGGTGCTCATGGGCGCGACCAGCACACGGACGCCGTGGTCGAGATCAAGCCATTTAGGGGTGTTTGTGAGGTTAAGCTGCAGCATGGCTGTATCCTTTGCTGGTAATTGGGGCGTAAGTTGCGAAAATTTATCATCCGCTCACAAAGCAAAACTCCAGATACTTTGCTTTCTGGTGTGTCTTTCGAGAGCGTGATCGAGCCCATGTCCCCACATAGGCACCTGCCTCAGGTGAAGCCCCCCTTGTGTAATGCATGGGGGGCTTTTTTTGTCACCGCCACGCGTTAAGACACCAGCTTAGTATCAGAAAGGTTCAGCTTGAGCATGGATCAGTAATCATCGATACCGTTTGCGATCGTCACACTGACCATCGGATCCCCGTTTACCTGCTGGGCGGCCTGCCAGGCAAAAGTCACCTGTACACCCTGCGGCCCGGAGATTTCCCGACGGGGCCGTGGCAGAAACACCCGCGGGACGGATACAGTGAGCGCTTCCCCCGTGGGTAGGGCGTAGCCGAACGTCAGCGCGCAGGCCTGACCGCCGATGGCCTGATTGAGCAGCGTCGCATCGGCAAATCGCACGGTGATATTGCCCGTCATGGCGGCGATTGACGGGTCGGCACCCTCGATCTTACCGTCCGCGCGGATCGTCTCGATGCGATCAAGGTTATTTTGATAGGTGAGTTCGGCGCTGACGATGTTGCCGATGTTCACACCGTTGCGCTCTACCGATCCGTTGAAATGACCAAAACGCTTGAGAGACAGTGTCGAAGGCGTACCGACTTGGGTGGATGTACCCAAATCTTCGCCTTGGGCAACGATCTCGACGGTTGATGTGAGCAGCCCCGACCGCCCCATGGTCCAGGTAAAGCTGTCCACCATGCAGCCGGAATACATTGCAAAGCTGGGCACCTCCGGCATGCCCACCTCGACAGAAAAGCTGGGTAGGCTCCAGTTTCCGCTCTCAAAGACGTGGGTATAAGGGCCCTCACCAGAGGTAACTGGCGCACCAAATGCACCCTTCATCCAAAAGCCGTAAGCTTCCGCATCGATTGGGACAACGACGTTGCCATCTGCGGTCAGTGCATCCTTAATCGGCTCAAGCGGATCACGACCGTAGCCCAAAAGTTCTGACGCCTGTAGCGGCTGCTCGGCACCCAGCGACGCCGTCGCAAAGGGCATTTTGGTAAAGCCGCTCGCAGGCGGGGTGCCATAAGTTGTCTCGAACGCCAGCGCCATCTGCGCCCGCGCCCCTTGGGCTCGTGCCATCGTGTCTCTCCTTGAATGTCAGCTGTGTTGTCAGGCCAGCGCGTCGTTGGTGGCGTAATGCAGAAGGATCGGAATGATTGCCGCTTTGATTGCCGCACTTCCCTCAACAGGCAGATCGACCGGCTCTGGTGCCTCGGCCTCGACCCAGTCACAGCGCCCACGCAGTGTGCGATCGGCAGCAATCGCAGCCCCGATCCGCCCGATCAGGCGGTCAAAGCGCGCGTCGCGCTCTTCGCTGGTCTGGATGATCACTTCCAGTTCAGCGCGATGCTGGTAGTGATACATCAACGGCGATAGCGTCACACCAGGCTCGCCGGGATTGCCGTCGCGCAGGATCATAAGACCAGCAGGCGGGATTCGTTCGGGCAGGACCTCGCCGCGCAGGACTGGCACATGCGGCACCGTGCGCAACAGGTCCGCCAGGGCGGTCAGGATGATTTCTCGTGGGGTGGGCATTTGAAAGCTCCGCCTTAACCTGCAAGATTAGTTATCAGCAGTTTGGTATTCAGGACTGTAACCGATCTTCGTCAATCAAAGGGCACGGCCATGTTGAAAAGTGAAGGCACCAGGTTGTCGACAATCCATAGCCATGTACTCCGGCTCACCTGCGTATGCGGCCGCACGGCCTCTGTGTGCGTTAGTACGCTGCTGGCGCTCAAGAGCCCTCCAGCGACCGTTGGTGATGTGGTGGCGAAAGCGCGTTGCACAGGGTGTGGCCAGACAAATGTGCAATCCTGCGAGATCGTGTATGAAACACCTTTTAATAGTGCCGCGAATTATCAGCGATAAATTAAACATATGATGTTTAACGCGCGCAATGGCATCTCATCGGGCCGGACCGTTTAGAGGCTTTGGCACAGGAAACCTTGGCTTTCTTGGAAATTTACTAGTGCGCACAGAGCATGTGAATAAAGTTGGAACAAACCCATGCTGCTGGGCAAAATCGTTCGCTTCCAAAAGCGTGAATTTTTCGACGGCTGCAATATGGATTTCAGATCCATCGACAACCCAATCGACGCAAATCTCATCTTTATTGAGTTGCTGTTCTCGACAGACGAACTCAATAACTTCCTGCTCCTCCACCTCTCGAACCATGTTCAGCCGCACTGTGCGGAAAAGAACATGCTCGCGTGGAACAACTGTGGTCGTAGCTATGGGGGGCGTTGATAGTTTGGCTGCCAGAGAGAGTAATTTGCCCATTCTGACGGGAAGGTCATCTCCAAACGCTGCGACGTCACCAATGACGCAGGGCTCGCCATGCAAGTCATAGAGGAGTCGGATCGCTCCTGATGACAAATCCAGCGTAAATTGAGGATGCATTGAAAGGGCTCCAGCTCGATCTCCGGCCGCAGTACGCTGCCTACTCAACGATCGTCCAGTTTCGTTTGTCTTTCAAGTGATCTGATCGCTTTTTGGGGGCTTGGCTGGAGCGAGCCACCACGTATAAGCCCATATATTATGGTGACCTGGTTGGAGGGGGCGTTATCTTCATAACCGCAAATCAGCGTTTCTTCTTGAAGGGCAACCAGTCTTGCATGAGGTGGATTGTGTCGCCCGCGACCTCACAGCAATCTTGATGCCAGTAAGTATCGCTCCCGGCATCGTGCAGCACAGTCTCATCTCTGGCAAAACACCAGCTGCAGACATGTTCGCCATCAACCTTCTCAAGCTTCATCTCAGACATACTCACCACACTACTCTTACCCAAGACAGGCATTGAAGTGGGCCAGCTGCTGCTGCGACTTGGGAAGGACGACAGCTGACCCAAAGGGGCATATGCAAACACGAGAATCGGCAAGTGCCCCACAATGCCATGCGACCGCAAGAAGCGGGCCGCACGTTGATATCTATCAATATTCTGAAAATAAGGCGAACTTATGACAAGGTGGTGACCTTACCCTTCACCCAATTTGCCACAATCGCTCCTGGAATGCGCTCCTGAGCGGCTTTAGCGTCGCGTGCCAGATCAAGCCGCTTGCGCAGTTTGACCTGTGGGACCAGCAGGAAGATCGGCACGGTGGTTAATCCGCGTCCCGTTTTGGACCGCGAGGCCACACCGACGCCGCGGTTGTTCAGCCGCCCTTCGGCCACCAGCAGGCTCGGCCCGTTGCGCCGGTAGACAAACCGAAGCCGCAGTCCACGACGACGTTCCCATTCTCCCGGCGTGATGCGCCCACCACGGGAGGACTTGCCCGCGGCGGGTGTTGGGATTGCCAGCCAAAACCCGTCTTTCGAGCGAATAAGCGGCCCCGTATCATGCGCGCCGATAATCACCGGTGCCTTTGACCAGACGAGAGCGGCGGCATTCAGGCTGGGCTGACCTTTAGGATAGGTCGCTAAACGGACCGTGCGCGCCAAACGCTGGCCGAGACCCGCCCCGCTGATCTGCCCGCGCCAAGCTTTTTTCAGCTCTGTGCCGGCATCACCGATCGCCTTGGTGACGGCCTTTTCGCCTGCGGTGATTTCGGACGCCATCATGGCCCCGATATCACCAATGACTTCCAGATGTATCATAGCGTGACCTTTCAATCAGAAATTGTGATCAGCATGCGGATCCGGCCACCAGGGCAGAAGCTCTGCGGTCCAGACCAGCCGCTCGCGATCGCGCTGTGGCGTGCCTTGCACCGCAAAGATTTCGCCTGCGATCTCGATACGGTCGCCCGCCGCAAGTTCCGGGCAGTCCGACACACGCACATCCAACACGACGCTGTCGCTGACCAAACGTGCAGCTCCAAATTCAACCATACGGTCCGGGCTGCGCCGCATCACGTGGATCGCAACCTCTGCCCCAACGCCGGCCTCCTGGTACAGCGCCGGGGTGGAGAGGTTGGGATCCGCAAAGAGCACATCAAGGGCAGTAAGGAATGCCGTCATATCCGTTCTGCCTCAGTTGCCCGAGTGCAGGCGGATGGCCATGCGGGGCCGCTTGTTCACGGGCAGGATCGAGCTTTCGGTCATCAGGTCGATCCAGCGGCCCTTGGCGTCGATCATCTGGCGGGCGTAAAGCGGCAGACCGATGGTATTGGCGGTTTCCAGCAGATTGGCCGGGCCGCCATAGGTGGTGAAGGTATCAAAGGTCCCCAAGGGAAACGCGATCCCTTCGCCTGCCGGGATTAACCGCTCGGATGTTCCGTTCGAGAGGGTGACGGAGCCGTTGTATTCCTCGAACAGAATGCCTGCGAAAGGGAAGGCCCGTCGCATATCCTCACGCAGGGGCTGGCCACCCGTGGCCGAGAAGAACTTATAGGCCTCTTCGGTCTTGGGGTGGCTGATCAGCTTGTCGAAGTATTCCGAACTGACCAGCGCATGAGCGGTGGTCATGGTTTCGCCCAGCAGGTTGTCCTCCATGGCGCGCAGCACGCTGCGGACTTTGCCCTGCACGTTTGTGCCTGCCGTGCCAAAGGTGAAGTCGATGGAAATTTGTTCCAGCCCGAACTCAGTGAAGTAATTGTAAAGCGTGGTGCCGGCACCGTCTTTCACGACGCCGCGCAACGCATTCATCTCCATGTATTCGCGGGTCTGGGCGTGCTTGCGCCGCATCAGCGTCAACTTGCGGTTCATTACCTCGACCAGCGGATCGGCGGCATCCGAGACGCCGAGCGCGGGCATGCCCTGAATGTCAGCGGGCAGGATGACGTCATCATGCGGGATCCAGGGTAGGGCAAAGCTGCGCATCGAGCGTTGTTCACGGTTCCCGACCGTGGCGGGCGCGCCCAGCGGCACCGAGGGCAGGAGGCTCAGCACGCCTTCGCGCTGCTCAATGACGATGGAGCGTTGCGTAACGCCCTCAAAGCGGAACAGGCCAATCTGGCCCAGGCGGGTGTAGAGGTTGGGCAGGATGTTGATGGCCTGCGTCATTTCGGCGAGCGAATAGCCGCCCGCGTCAAAGGGATTACGGGTGAGGGTCATGGGGTACTCCGGGGAAAAGAAGGCAATGGCAGCAGAATGTGGCATCGCTAAAGGATCAAATGGCTGAATGCGGTTTCAGCTGAAACGAGTGGCTGTGCTTAGATTGCTCAGGCAGTGTCGCGTGGAATGATGCCCAAGGCGGCAAGCTGGCCGTGTTTGTTAGCGGTCTTGGCCGCATCATCGACGGTGGCATCAAAGACCAATGCTGCCTTGGAAACGATGGCGGGGCCGTGCAGGATCACGACAGCGTCTTGGTCAGCTGCGCGCGCGTCAGTCGCATAGAGCAGCACCGCTGCCGCGTTTTGTCCCCCATCGCTGCCACCCGATGTGGACAGCTTGTATTTGCCGCTGGCTGTGATGCGGCCAAGGACGGCACCGACGGGATAGGCGGTGCCAGCGAGCAGGGTGATTGTTTCGCGGGTGAAGTTGGGGTTCAGCTCGTATTTGAGAACATCGCCCATGCTGGGCGGTTGTGTCAGGACGGTCATATCGGGGATCCTTGTAATCAGAGGTCAAAAAGAAATCCCCTGCCGGGGAGGTACGGCAGAGGATCAGGTGGCAGGGCGTCAAGAGCGCGTGTGGAGATCAGCCTTTGGCCCCTGCTGAGGCCGCGCGTTTTGCGGCGGCGACGATTGGGCTTTCCGTGGCCTTGGGAAGAACAGATGAGGGCGGTGCTGCCACGATATCGCGGGCGTCGGCTGCCGCCGCCGCGCGTTGCAACACAAGTGAGCGCAAGGCCTCTGGTGTGGTGCCGTCGCGGAGTGCTTTTGCGGCATCAATGGCGATACCGAGCCGCACGGCTTGCGCGGCTATTTCGGCGACCTCCGCGGCTGCCTCGCGCAGCTGCGCCGAGATTTCGGCCAGATTGCCGGGCTGTGCTGCTGATGGGGCAGAGGGTGCTGGTGGCGTGGGTAAGCTTGCCTCCGGTACCAACGCTGCGGGCGCGTCGGCCGCCGCGGGGGCATTATCATGTACCGGTGCAGAGTCAGAAGTGTTGTTTGGAATATCCATCTGCGGATCATCAGTATCCTCCGGTAGCGTCGTTTCGGTGTCAGGCTCTTGGGCCATGGCTAAATCCTTTCGGGGGCTGGTTTGGGTAATGGTCTGGCGTGCTGATGCGTTAATTGAGCGTGCAATCTTGGATACTGAACGACCGGATACGACTTGACGGAAGGCGGTCAGCCCGCCTGCCAGATCGATCACCTCATCCGCCAAACCTGTGGCAACGGCGTCGGTGCCGCGGTAGGTGGCCGCTTCGGTGGCCATGGCTGCATCCATCTCCAGCCGTCCTGCGCGCCCGGCGGCGACTGTCTCTGCAAAGAGAAACCGCAGCACATCAATCTCGCCCTGGATGTCGGCACGAACCCCGTCAGGCAAAGGCGCGTAAGGATTGCCATCGACCTTGTGCGCACCGGAGTGGATCAGCGTGACACGCATGCCGTCCTGATCAAGCTGGCCACTCATATCGGCATGCATCACAACGACGCCGATGCTGCCCACCGCACCAGTCCGCGGCAGCAGGATCCGATCAGCCTGGCTGGCCAGCGCATAGCCGGCCGAGAAGGCGTGTTCGGCCACAAAGGCCCAGACCGGCTTGGTTGCACGGATGGCACGAATGCGATCTGCGAGATCAAAAACACCCGCAACCTCACCGCCAAAACTGTCAATTTCCAATGCGACGCCGCGCACCGCCGGATCATTGCCCGCCGTGTCGATCTGCGCGGCAATCCCCTCATAGCTCGTTTGGCCGGAGGACTGGCCGATCCAGCCACCGCGGTGAATGAGTACGCCAGAGATTTCGATCACGGCGATGCCATCCACGACCGGGTAGGGCGCATCACCATGTTGCCGCAGACGGCCGGAGAGACTTCCCGCAAGGATGCTTGCGCGGGCGGGCAGGGCGCTTGTGCCCGGTGCATCGATCACATCACTGCCCGCCAGCTCTACCTGCCGCCCAAGAATGCGCGGCCCAAGGCCGGACAGAAACGCCATGGCCTTGGATGGTTCAACCAGCAGCGGCGTGTTGAACGCACGTGCGGCTATGCGTGCATGGAGCATCAGGGCTGGTCCTCTTCGGTGCGGGTGCGATCAGCCGCGTCATCGGTTGTGTCGGTTCCGTCGTCGTCGTCAGCGTCGCCAACCGGCACCGCCTGCACCCCCTGCGCTGGCGAGCCTGGACGACGGAAGTCGAGACCCAGAGCACGCTCGCGCGCCCGTTCGGCCGCAATCTCGCGATCAACCTGCTCGGCGTCATAGCCGCGCTCGGCAATGGCCTGGCTTCGGGATTTCAGGCCCGCTTCGATCTGGGCGATCTCGGCATTGGCGTCTTTGAGCGGATCGACCCAGTCCCATTTGGTGGGCAGCCAGTCGGCGGCCAGCAGCCGCGACCGGTCGGCCTCGAAGCCGGGCAGGTTCAGGGCACCTGATAGCATCGCTGCATCCATCCAGCGCGCATAGACGGGCCGGCACAGCTGGTAGACCATGACAGAATGTTGCCAGGCCGAGACACGGCGGCGGAACTCGATCAGGGCAAGCCGCGAGTTCGAGAAGTTGCCCTTCACCATATCATTGGCGAGATAGGGATAGGGAATGCCCAACGCGGCCGAGATCTGCAGCAATGTGCGGTACTGGAAAGGCTCATAGGTCGCGCCACTGTCTGCAGGCTGGCCGACGGTGACATCTTCACCGGGATCCAGTCGTACAACCTGACCAGGGCTGATCTCAACCCCGCCAGGACCTTCATCCTCCTCTGCTGGTGCCAGCGGGTTTTCGGGGGCGGGCGAGGTGACGAACATCGCATACATTGCTGCGACCTTTTTGCGATCGAGTTCGGCGTCGTCGTATTGGTCGAGCAGGAAGAGCTTCACGATGGCCGGGGCAAGCTTTGAGACCCCGCGCAGCTGACCACCTTCGACCGGGTCAATCACATGGATCACTTCCGATGCGGGCACGCGCACCAGTTCACCAGACAGCCCGGGATCGGTGCTGTCGCCCGGGTGTCGGCGCAGGAAGTGATAAGCGACGCGCCGCCCGATCCGGTCAAACTCGATGCCCTGGCGGATCGCATTGCCGTTGGCCGCAACCCCCGTCTGCTCAATTGGCAGCATCTCCGCTGGCAACATCTGCAGTTGGAGGGGCACGGTCAGCCCGTCACTTGCACGGCGCATCCGGATGCGGAAGAACACCTCGCCCGCGATAAACACCTCGCGCGCGGCGCGGCGCTGCAGCCCGTAGAAATCGGTCAGCCCCTCGGCATCGGCCTCATCGGTCCAGGCCAGCCAGAGGCGCTGCAGCTCTTCCTTGCGGTCCGCATCGCTAATCTTCGAGATTGGTTTGATCCCGTCGCCCACAGTATTGGCGGCCCAGCTCTCCACGGCGTTGACTGCATAGCCGTTGTTCCGCGCGAGCCAGCGGGCACGGGCCGTGATGTCGGGACCAGAGGCCGCGATCAGCGCATTCACGTGCGCGCGGGTCGCGCGGAACCCGCGCAGGCGCCGGTGATGCTGGCCCGCATCAAAGCCGCCGATGAATGCGCCCAAACGCTGCCGCCAGTTCATCAGAGATCCTTCACGGCATGAGGGCGCAGGATGCGCCCGGCACCGCGCTCGGCTTTCGCAATCCGGCGCTCGATGTCACTGATCGCAGCCGCCAGTTCGGCATCGGTGCCGTAGGTGACTGTCTTGCCGTCATAGCTGACTGACCGTGTGCCGCTGTAGCGCGCGGCCAGCAGCGCGCTGTGGCGGGATTTGAGATCATCGAGGGTCATCAAGTTTTGCTCATTCCATGTATTTTGGCGTGCTGATCTTCCAGCCACGCCGCCGCGGTACTGTGATGCGCCCGGCTTGTGGTTCGGTCGTCGGTGCAGTTTCTGGTTTCGCCGTTGCGGCTGTAGTTTCCACGCCCGCCTGTTTTTCCAACTGTCGCCACATCCGCTCGTCAAAGCGGTCTGCGCCAAGGATCCAGGC